CCCGATGTTGTTGTGCCGAAGGGAACGTTGTGCGAGTGTAATAAAGCTGGTTTAAGGGGCGAACCTCAATGCAATTACTGTATTAAGCAAATGGAAGATTGTGAGTTTTAGCACAATGCACTACAACGGTTTGTGTATGGAAAGTAAAACCCTATTGCACCAAGGGTAATTGATGGTGCAGAACTAAATTATATAAAATGAGTGAATTTAAACAGTACAGACGTAAGAGTGTAAGTGAAATGCGACCTTACGTTGAAGGAGAAAAATTAGATGGTAAAGTATCAATAAGTGAAGCGGATTTAAAAGCAGGAAGCCCGTTAAAAGGCGATATGATTGCTAGAAACCCAAAGAACCATGAAGACCAATGGCTTGTAGCGAAAACGTACTTTGAAGATAATCTTGAAGCGATAGATTAGCATTTTACTTACACTCTGGTAAGGGTTTTATTTTCTATACAGTTTGTTGTATGGGTGAAACCCTTGCCGTTTTAATGGCATACAACGTTTAGTATATGATTTCGGGCTTTAGTTGAGCCAAATATTAACAGATAAAAACAAAATTATGAATAAGCAATTAGATAGTAAAGAAGCAGAAGCAAAGCCTGAATTATATACATTGTTATGCCCCGTTGATTTATTTAGATACTTCCTTCGCAAACTGTACAAAGACGTAGAAATGAGCAATGAAGATATTGACGAAATAGGCGAGGGCTTCTATGAATATTATTACGACTGATTTGTGTATGATTAGTAGCGTGAATAAATAATTATAATATGAAAGATAAATACGTTATAATAGACCTAAGGGACATGCATATCGTTAAAGGTGAAGATGGAAAGATTGCGTATTACGATGATGAAGAATACGCCTGTAATATGTGCGGTATGATTGAAGTAGAAGATGCTTGGGTCATGAAACTCGTCTATAATCATAAAGAAGACGACATTTGGGGTCCTCATTTTGAAGAGTTGGAAAAGAGAGATAGGAAAAGAACCACTAATGGTGCCTACGTAATTGATAGCCTAGGTAAGATGTTACTTGTTCATCCAACCAATCATTCAGAAAACACATGGTCAATACCCAAAGGAATGCTCAACGAAGGTGAAACCTCTTCTAAAGAAGCAGCCATTAGAGAAACAATGGAAGAAACTGGTCTAGACTTGACTAAATTTGAAGATTCTACTGAATACACAGATTTAGATAAAGTTAGGTATTATAGGGGTGGTAAGATGCTACATGGCCATTTATTTAGAATAGATAAACCTCTATCAACAATGGACCTAGATTTAAAATGTACAAGTTACTTCCATAACACAGATACCAATAATTCAGAACCTGAATGCGATAGCATCAAGTGGGAAGATATCAGCTTCGGTGACAAGACCTTACATAAAACACAGAAAAAACTTTTAAATAAAGTAAAAAATATACTTTGTTTGTAGATAAATTAATTGTATATTTGACAAACAAAGATAGATAACAAAAATATGAATGACGAAAGTATGAATGACGTAAAAATTAGTGAGTTTCAGGGTAAAAGTTTAGGGGAAATTCAGGTCGAAATGGACGAATACGAATACGATGTTGGTGGGAATGACTATGAATCTAAGTTACAATATTATTCACAGGTTAATAAACCTAAAATGGCTATATTATTTAATTATTTCAATGTCTTATCAAGTAGGAGAATTAATAAAGAATCCGAAGGTGACATCCAAATGGAGGGTATATTAGATGATGATAATGTATTTATAGATTATCTACCCGATTTCCCGCCATTGACATTTAATTACACTGCACTATTCAACATAAACGGTAATAGGGTGAGCTTTGTAATGGTAGCCTTCAAAGAAGGTAATGAAATCTATAATGTAATAAGGCTTACTAGTGTCAATGTAGATAGAGTAAAATCTGAATCAGTCTACAATGTTGTATGGAATAATGCAGTTGAATGCTCCAACCTTAAAGGTAGTTACTTAACAGTATCAGATGAAACCCTAAGTTGGAAGGTTAGAGAACTTAAAAATTTAGATTTTGATGATGTATTCCTACCAGAAAACTTGATGGAAGAATTACTTACTTACACTAAACTGTTTAAGACTAAAAATGTTTTACAAAGGTTTATGTTTAGTGGAGTACCAGGTACTGGTAAAACAGAATCCACTAGAGCTGTAAGTAATATCTTGAACAGGGATGGGGTTACAGTAATCAAGACTAACATTTGTAAAATAATCAATGAAAAATTTGAGTTGGCGAAACTGTTAGCACCTTCAATAATCATATTAGATGATATAGATTTATATTTAGGTGATAGAAACTCGACTGGTGTTAGCCCTCTTCTTGGTTCGTTCTTAGACATATTGGATGGTGTTGACAAATTACCTGATAATGTAGGTGTTATTGCGAGTACAAACGCACCACACTTAATTGACTTAGCGGCCCAAAGGCCAGGAAGGTTTAACAAAGTTTTATTCTTTGATAAGTTAACTAAAGACAATATCGTAAACATCATCAAGAAGTCATTGACCTCAATGAATAAGAAATACAATAATGTTAGTGATAAAGACATAGAAACTCTAACTGATGAAAGGTTGGTAACATTCTTCAAAGAAAGTGGAGTAACTGGTGCATTTATATTTGAAACAATGCAAGAGATAAAAAACAAGTCAGAGATACTAGATAAACCTATTGACATCCCAAGCATCATAGAAGAAATCAGTGAAAATAATAAGGTGCTAGAAGACAAATTAGCTAGTATTACTATTGATAGTAAACTAAAAGGAAAGGCCGAAAGATTAGGATTTTAATATGAAAGATTTTAGAACATATTATAGTCTACCCTTGGTAAAAGATGAAGTTATAAATTGGGTATGGGATTCTAAAGATTCTTTTGTTTTCCAATTTGAATTCCACGATAAGGATAAACAACAAGTATTGTTAGATGCAATCAATGGTGATAAACTTTTAGAGGGTGAAGCAGTATTTAGACACGATAGCGGTATAATCAGTTCAGATAACGAAGCAAAACTTATACTTATACGTGGTTGGGGTAGACTTACTGGTACAGGTGGTTTTAATCTCGAACCTGAACAAGCCGCTCATGTGCAAGATACGTTTGCAGAATTCATTGTTAATCAACTAAATAAAAGATAATTTAAATTTTTTTTGAAAAAACCTTGTTTAATCGAAAAAAAGGTTATATATTTGCAGAGTAAATAAGAGAAACAAACTCTTAAAAAAAAAAATAAATTTTGAAAAAGACTTGTTTAATTAAAAAATAAGTTATATATTTGCAGAGTGATTTAAACATCATAGTAAAACGTTCTTTAAAATATTAGAAAATTGGGGTGCTTATGCTCCTTCCTTCGGGAAAAAGATAAACCAGTAATGGGATAAAGTGATACACTAATATATCGCAATGTGTATTGCGCTGCTATCTTCTTCGGAAAATAGTAGTCTATGTAAGCAAGTTAATTATAAGTCAACATCGAGGGCCAACTGGTTTAGATGAATGAACTTACTCCCTAGCTTTGGGGAGTTGAGATTGAAAGGTCAATAAATATTTAACTAGATTTTAGTCAAAGCATGTAAAAGTGAATAGGCTAAATTCATCATGAGTTGTTATGGAATGTTACCTCTGGATGCTACCTTGTAGTTGATTAGTGAGGCCGTAGACCTAAGTAATGACGAAATGACGTGGCCATAAAAAGTTGCAACGGGGTGTCGTAAGCTAAACTGGTCAAAAGCCAGCAAGTTTGTCAACCACTAGACACACCCTGTACCTTAGAGCATCGATAGCTATATGAAGGCAACCAACGTTTAATTGGTCTATATAAAAAAGTAAAAGTTCTAGTGGTCATAGGTTGAAAATTAAGTTATTCTGTTGTAATATGCAGACAGTCGATACTCACAAGGTAGAAACTGAAATCAAAAATAAGTATCGTTGGTCGGAGGGTTGAACCTCTTCATCCTCGCAAGGGAACTAGGTAGTGAAATTGGTTTATGTAAATCTATGGTAAAAGAGTTACAGTACTCTAAAACTGTCTTAATGATATCTACCGAAGGGAAACCTTCGGTGTGTGAAATAGGGAAACCGAAAGCAAATGATATTATAAACGCCCAACACTCAAGCGTTAACTGGAAGTATCGTCTAATTGAGGACATCGGCCACCAACGGCCGAAGATGTAGTATCGAGTCTACTACTTCCACTAAACTGATAACGAAAGTTCCTATACCAAATTGATATGATAAAAATTACTTTCCATCAGTTTTTTAAGGGTCGGTAGCTCAAAAGAAAGAGCCTGCTGAAACATGTTATTGGAGTACGCAAGGTTGGGGATTCGAATTCCTCCCGACCCACAAAAATTATAAGAGCTGAGGTTCATGAGACCTCTAGTAGTTTAGACTACGTTCTAGTGAGATGATAAAGAAAAAGCTGTGTGAGACAGTAACCAACCTAGAAATCTTATAATTTTAAACGGGGACGTAGCCCGAACACTACCACTTAGAGGGTTAGTGATTAGGTAAACAAGCTTAAAATGCAATTGTAAGTATTGCCGTATCCACTAAGTTAAAAGTGGTGCATCGTAGACACCCTACAATAAAAATTACACTTTGTGAAACAAGAAGATAGGGATATTAATGCGAGTAAAAATATAATGAATTTCGGGATTAGGAACAATCCTGCAATCGCTAAAGTAGTACATTAGTACACGCTCTGATTACGAAGACCACACATCTTTTTAGTTTGTGGGTAGTTCACTTGAATGACAATTATAAAGTAACCGATTAAAACAGAGATACTATGAATGAGATAAAAAAAATGGATAACTCAAAAATAGACAGAACTAAGTGTAATGTTGTTATTGAACATATTCCAAGGTTAATAGAAAAAGAAAAAATACACTGGTGGGTTAATGAAAATCTTTCTATTTGCGATAATAAATATATATGGTATAGAGATGAAGGTGAGGGTAGTCATTTTAGGACCATTCACTTAGTGCCTTATGAAGTCAGTAAATCTTTTTTTTATCTTAAACTAAGTGAATGGAAAAAAGAAGGGTGTGGTTATTACGTTATTATTTAAACGAATTTTAACCAGAACTTGATTTTAGATAAAAAAATATTGTACATTTAAATACTTTTTAGTATATTTGTACTATATATTAATAACAACAAAGGCGAAAGCTTAAATAAATTAGAAAAGATGACAACAACAACGACATATACGAAACAGTATCAACCGAAAGGCGGGAAGCCTCAAGGCCAACTGGGTATGCGTTGTGATGACATTACAGAGTTCTAAAGGGACTCTATGTAAGGACAAAATAACAAAACCCAGTTGAAAAATCAACTGGGTTTTTTGTGTTTAATAGGTTTTCATCTTCCTTTAAAAAGATGAGTTCTTTGAAATATTGTATTTTTATCTAGGTGTGGGAGAATGGTTAGTCCACTTGCTTTGGGAGCAAGAGAATGTCAGTTCGAGTCTGGTCACCTAGACCTTGAACTTTTGTTCTTTTTGATATATAAAAGTATATTATGTCAAGAAACAAAAGAAATATCATTACATTTATAAAACAACAATGTGAAAAATGATAAATACTATATAGGTATGCATTCAACTAATGATTTGAATGATGGATATATGGGAAGTGGAAAGAGATTATGGTTCTCTATAAATTACCATGGGAAAGAGAATCACGCTTGTGAGATACTAGAATATTGTAAAGATAGGAAAGTAGATGCAGCATGAGAACGGGACCATGGGGTGGTCGAGGTGTGACTTCAAAAATCACCAACTTATAATTCGGGTAGTGACCAAGGTAAAATGAAAAAAGGCTACGGGGCATTGGAAGCCTCAGTATGGTCAGTTCGATTCTGACCTACCCGACAAACTAGTAATGAGCGAGTGGTTGAAGCTATCGGCCTTGGAAACCGATGAGGGTACAAAGGTAGTACTCTCCGTAGGTTCGAATCCTACTACCCTCACTATACATGTAGAACGCAATTGATGTATGTTTAGTAAATGCTCCGTGGAGGAGTCAAACTACTATCTGGTAATAGCTTTGTGAACTTGAGTCAGATGCATGGTGAATTGCTAATATTGACCTATGGTATAACGGTTATTACGTCCGACTTTGACTCGGAAGATTCTAGGTTCGAATCCTAGTGGGTCAGCATATAATCTGGGAGTATTGAGCAACTGGTCGCTTAGCAGGTTGTAACCCTGTGGCCTTCGGGTATTGGGGGTTCGAATCCCTCTGCTCCCCAAAGAGGGGATGTTTAACCTAACATCCTTAAAAATAGGTTAATTTGCCTCCATAGCTCAGTTGGTTGTCGAAAGACGTAGAGCATTCCGCTTTTAACGGAAGGGTCGGGGGTTCGAGTCCCTCTGGGGGTACTCTATAGTACATGCCGACGTAGTTTAAGTGGTTAGAATCTTGGATTGGTATTTCAAGGGTCCTGTTTAGAGTACGGGTGTCGGCTCAATTTAATTTGGTAGTTTAAATTTTTATGCTTATATTTGTCATATCAATTTAAGTCTATCAATAATGGAAAAGAAAGAATTATATGACAAGGTTTTAGATGGTGACTATGATACCAAGAAACTATTAGGTTGGATTAATTCTTTACCTAATACACGCATGGGTCCTCCAGACAAAATAAAAAAAGGTGATGTCTTTATGCATCCAATATATAAACACCCTTATGTCTTTCTAGAAAAAAAAGATGATAGATGGTTGTGTACAACATTAACATCTAACGGTGAATTTGAAGAAGTTTTATGTAAAGGTAATTCAAGATTCTTCAAGGATTCATATATTGTGAAAATATTGTTTACCGTAACAACACCTATCGGGAGTTTTATGGGAGTTTTTGACAATAACACTCAATTAAATAAAGTTACAAAACAACTCAAAGAGATAATGAGTTAATGTCGGTGACGCATAAATGGTGGTGCATCTGCTTACCAAGCAGAAATAGACTCGGTTCGATTCCGAGTACCGACTCAAAAAAAAAATACAATATCCTTTTTTAGTGTCGATTTTATTTGTATATTTGCATTAACAATTTTAAAAAATAACAAATTGGTTTTACACGATAGAATTACAAAGAGAGATACTTTATCAATCAACAACTATTTTAACGAGTTACAAGAGTATTATACTCTAACACCCGAAGAGGAACATGAATTAAGTGTGCTCTCTTACGAAGGTGACGAAGATGCTAGGAATAAATTAATCAAACATAATCTTAGGTTTGTTATTAGTGTCGCCAAGCAGTATGAAGGTAATGGAACCAAAATTGAAGACTTAATCAACGAGGGAAATATTGGGCTGATTAACGCTGCTGAGAAGTTTGACCCAACAAAGGGTTTTAAGTTTATTTCATACGCTGTTCATTGGATTAAAAGATACATAGTTTTATACATCAATAACGATGGTAAGCTCGTAAGAACTCCAATGAATAAGGTTGAGAGTAACGGACAAATTAAAAAAGTCATAGAACCAATAGAAAAAGAGTTAGGTCGGCCATTAGGTTACGACGAATTATTCGGTCAACTAATTGGTAGATTTACCAAGGGTCAAATTGATTTTTATAGTGAAGAAGCTACTAGAGGTGTTGATTCTTTAGATAGAGAGTGGGATGATGGTGGTAGTATATATGGCACGTTTATGAGTGACAATGATGATACTTACAACCCATCTAATAATTTAGATTCAAAGGACTCTAGTAAATTAATGAGTCTATTATTCGACCAGTTAACTGATAATGAACAAAAGGTTTTGACCTTATACTATGGTCTGGGTGATAACGAACCTGTCAAGTTAAAAGACGTAGGAGGCCTCATTGATTTGACTTATATCAAAGTATGTTCAGCTAAGTTTACTGGCCTTAGAAAGTTAAGAAACCATATGAATGATAATGCTGAGTGGATTTTAAAAGATTAAATTATGAATGAGGAATTACAAGAATACTTGGTCCGATACATTTTGGGGAGTCGATTTAAAGACTGGTAAAGGTGATAATAACTTGGGCAAACTAATAATGAAAATAAGAAAAGAAAACAGAAATGAAAGAGACATTAACAGAGAGAGTACTTAATAACCTACAGTACATCACCTTAGAGCTTACGATACATAAAGACAAAATCATTAATGAAGAAATAAGAGGTAAAATGCTTAAATTGATTCAACAAAACAAAGAGTTTTTAATAACCAATGAACGTATGGATACTTATGAAAGGGGTAATGTTGATTTAAGAGACTGCGATGAAGGTGATATCTTAATTAGCGCCCTTGGCGGTGTTTTAAAATACATTAGACCAACTGAAGAAGACAATTATTATGACCACCATGTAGAGTATTTAGATGGTGACTTAGGTGATGGTACTC